TATATAATTGCCGTTGCACATTGGTTGAAGAGGTAGAGGGAATAGATTTGGATGTAGCGGACGAGTCCATGCGCAGTAACAAGCTAGGCAATATGACCTATGAAGAATGGAAAGCGAACCACGAGGAAAACGATAATGAATATTAAAGTAGATCTATCCGACAACAGTGAAGACGTAAAAAAGATGACTGATGAAGCGATAGGACGGGCGCTTGAAAAAGTTGGCATGACAGCAGAGTCATATGCTAAGATGAACGCTCCAGTGGACACGGGGCGATTGCGTAATAGTATCGCTCATGAAGTAGATGGCTCTACTGTATATATAGGCTCAAATGTTGAATACGCCGTAACGCAAGAAGTTGGGACTTCAAAAGTTGCGGGCAAGTTATATCTAACCAGAGCAGTTAGAGACCACATTGAAGAATATAAAGCTATCATCGAGGAAGAAGTTCGCAATTCTTAAGAAAAAATTTTAGGCACCTTTTGGGTGTCTTTTTCATTTTTACTTACTTTTTACTAGAACATAATTTTTTATACTTTTTTATATTCAGTATTATATATTATATATTATATATTATTTATTATTCTTTTTTAATGTATATAATGTAGTAAATAACTACATTTAGGTAAAGTCCTATAAGAGAGTAGTTCTATAGGAGTTTTGCTAAAATGCAGTTAATATGTACATTCTAGAAAGGGGGGCAGAATGTGGGTAAAAATTGACAGAGTAGGGTGGGCGTGGTATCATAAAAGTTGATAAAGAGCTTAATTACTAAAGAAAATGTGACCGAGGAAAAGGAGGTTCATATCATGGCACTTACGAGAAGACTTTTGAAGTCAATGGGTATTGATGAGGAAAAGATCGAGCAGATCGTTGAGGCACATGCCGAGACTGTGGACGCGCTGAAGAACGAGCGTAACAAGTATAAGGATGATGCTGAGAAACTAAACGATATGCAGAAGAAGTATGACGACTTAAAGAAGCAAGTCGAAACTCAAGGCGTGAACGTGTACGAGGAAAAGTACAATACGGAGCATGAGGCTTTTAAAAAGTATAAGGCAGAAGTGGAAGCAGAACGTGTGAAAGCGGAGAAGGTTAAAGACTACAAGAATCTGCTTAGAAAGGCTGGTGTTTCTGAAAAGCGTATTGAGGCCATATTAAAAGTGACGGCAATTGATGAGGTTGATTTTGCAGATGAAGAAAAAACTCTTGAAAACATTAGAAACGAGTGGGGTGACTTTATCGTAAGAGAATCACAGCAAGGTGCCAACACTGAAACGCCGCCATTAAATGTTGGCGGTAGTAAAATGACAAAGGCTGATATCTACAAGAAGGATGACCACGGCAGATATGTCTTATCAACTGCCGAGAGACAGAAGGCACTTATGGAGATGTCGGCAAACAACTAAATGAAAGGGTGAACAATTATGTCAACAAATGTTGAAAGTTTAACTAATCCAAGAGATTCATTACCAAATGTTTACACGAACGTAAATGCGCGTGAAGTAGATTTCGTTACAAGATTTGGCGATAATTGGGACGAATTAAATAATATTCTAGGCGTTGTGCGTCCAATTCTTAAAACTGCAGGGACTAAGCTTGTATCATATAATGCGAGTGTGGCTCTTGAAGCGGGCAATGTCGGCGCTGGGGATGTTATCCCATATAGCAAAGCTACAATAGTAGAAACTGCAAAAGACGACCTTACGATCGAGAAGTACGCTAAGGCGGTACCTATTGAGGATGTAAATCGTTATGGCGCTGAAATCGCTATCGAAAAGTCTGATGATGCATTCTTAACACAGTTACAGGGCGTTGTTCTTAATAAGTTCTATACATTCTTAAATACTGGTTCACTGACAGGTTCTGCGAATACATGGCAGATGGCTTTAGCTAAGGCTCAGGGGCTTGTGTTAAATAAATTCGCTACAATACAGAAAGACGTGACTGAGGTCGTAGGGTTCGCTAATATCCTGGATGCTTATGACTATTTAGGAACAGCGTCAATCACTGTACAGACTGCATTTGGCTTAACTTATATTGAAAACTTCATGGGTTATAAAACATTGTTCTTACTTCCTGAGTCAAAGATTGCACGCGGTGATGTTATCGCTACTCCTGTTGAAAACATTGACTTATACTACGTTGACCCAAGCGATAGCGACTTTGCTAGACTGGGGCTTGAGTACACGACTCAGGGCGAAACTAATCTGATCGGGTTCCACGCACAGGGCAACTATTCAACAGCAGTAGGCGAAAGCTATGCACTGATGGGTATGACTCTGTGGGCTGAATATCTTGATGGCATCGCCAAAGTTACTGTAACTCCATAAGTATGAGATACGAAGTTATAAGAGATTTCGTTGAAAGATATGACAATAATCACACCTATCACGTGGGGGACACATACCCACGTGGTGGTGCTGATATCAGCAGTGAAAGAATTAAAGAGCTTGCAGACGGTTCTAATAGAGTTGGCTTAATATATATCAAAGTGGTAGACGAAAAGAAGAAAACCAAAAGGAGAAAGAGAAATGCTGACCGAGATGTGTAAAGAACTTAACAATTGGTTTGAGTGTAAAAAGGTATTTGGAACATTCACAATTAAAGAAGGACAAATCATTGTACCTGATGATTCTCTACAGAGCGGGCAGTTTTTTCGTATAGTCGGCTCAGTATTTAACGATGGCGTCCATCAATATCCTGTCGAAGATTTAGTTAACGAAACATTCACGGGTGCTATATGGCTAATGGCTGTCCCCCCTGCGGTCGTTGATTTATCTGAACGCATATCAGAGTGGATGACTACATATGGAAGTTCTGTTTCCTCTCCTTATAGTTCTGAATCATTCGGAGGCTATTCATATTCAAAAACCAGCTCAGGGCAGGGCAATGCTACATGGCGAAGCACATTCGCGGACGAGTTGACTAGATGGAGGAAGATATAAATGTCTTTATTAGATGATGCAATGGAGACATGTGTTTTCTTAAACAAGCAAAGGATTGATGATGGTTATGGTGGCTATAAGACGATGTGGAACGAAGGTGCAGAATTTAAGGCGGCAATCACATTCGATTCCTCTGTCGAGGCAAGGCTAGCACAGTTACAGGGCGTGCAGTCGTTATATACTGTCACTACTCAAAGAGACTTAGTTCTTGAATATAATGAAGTGTTTAAGAGACTGCGTGATGGTAAGCTTTTCAAAGTAACCTCAGATGGCGATGACAGCTATACGCCAAGAAGTGCCGGACTTGATATGCGTCAGTGTACGGCAGAAGAATTCACTCTTACCAGTTAATGATGTATAATATATGTATGAAGAATGGGAGTTGACATCATGAACAAGGCACAGGCGTTACATAGCTTTTGGAATTCATTCGGAATTCCTGCATATGAACAGACAACTGTAAACCCTGAGAATTTAGGTGAGTTCTATATAACTTATGAAATTGCGACTGATAGTCTTGACAGGGCTATCCCAATGTCGGCTTCAATATGGCAGATAAACACGATGTCATGGGAAGATGTTTCCTTAAAAGCTGAAGAGATCTCGGATTCTCTTATTCAAGTAAAAACAATACCTCTTGACATTGGATATTTATACATAACAAGAGGACAGCCTTTTGCTCAAAGGGTATCAGATGAAGACGAGACGATAAGACGAATTTACATCAATGTTATGGCGGAGTTTTTAGCTCCGTAGAAAGGAAGTATAACTATGGGAACATTTACAAGAATTCCTCAAAGTACTTTTGAAGAAATGCAGTTGGATGCAGGTGTGTTATTAAAAACGTTTGACCCTAAGCATCCTGCACAAAAAGAAGAAAGTGGTTCTTATGTTGACTGGACAGATGAAGATTGGAACACTAATCTAGTTTGTGCAACGACTGGGGGCATCAGTGCATCATGTGTACCGGCCTTCTCAGACTTAGGCGAGGATGTCGATAACTGTCCCGTTAATATGATGGAGCTGAGGCACTTAGATTCTTGGACGGCAACACTAGGTTTCACCTCGTTAGGTGTGTCACCTGCTAATATTAAGATAGCCTTAGGTTGTGCAGATATTGACAATAGCAACACTTCAAGAATCGTACCAAGAAGAGATCTAGAGCAAACAGATTTTAAAGATATTTGGTGGGTCGGTGATAGAGCTGACGGGGGCTTGTGTGCTATTCAGCTAAAGAATGCACTGTCAACCGAAGGTTTTTCACTCACAACGACTAAGGCAGGCAAAGGGCAGGTAGGTGTGACGTTAACAGGTCATGTCTCAATCAATGCTCAAAGTGTTGTACCTATGGAGTTTTATTCGATTGCACCATAAATAATAAATAAGACAGGAGGAATAATATGAACGTTTCAAAACTAAGGGAGTATAAAAACCAAAAGTCAATTGAACTATTAGGAGATATGTTTGATTATATTGTGGAAATCGCTCAGGATAAAACAGTAGTCGAACTATCTCAGAAAAAAAACAAACTGTTACTAGTACGGCACATCTTGAAAGCACATTCTGCGGCCTTGTTCAATCTTTTGGCATTAATTGAAGGCGTACCGGCTGATGAATATGAGTGTGATATCTTCACACTACCAGCGGTG